ACTCCTGCTTGTACTAATTGCAACAAACTGGCAGCGCGTAAACTTTCATCCTCTTGGAATACATCCAATTGCTCAGGTGCAAATTGTAAAGAATACTCCGTCCCATGTAATACTTGATTGTTTATTGCCAGCTCCAGTATCGGCAATCTAGGTCTGATGGTCATGTGCCAGAAGGAATGGAGGTCTGTCTGGGAAGTTGCGTAGTTGGCTGCATCCGATTCTAATATTGATCTAGGCACTCCTAAGGCAGCTCCAATATCTAAGGCAACATGATCCGATAATTCTTTCATTGCCATAGTTTTCATGTCTGGTGTTAATGTTGTGACTTTGAGATCGCCACGTAAAAATAAGGCGCGCCACGCATTACCGACGCCACTCATTCTACGCTTGAAAAATGATTGGGCGCGCTCGACTTCAGCAGTAGCAGGATTGCCCGATGTTGTTATTAGTGTTTGTGGTTGTGCCCCATGCTCAAAAAATGCACTGGCAAATTGTTGCATGTGGAAACGTAGTTGCGATGCTGATAATGCTACCTCGGCAGGTGCTAATCCTGTACCTGTGTCGGCAGTCATTGACGGCTCCCGAAGTGCTACAATCTGATCAGCAGTCCAAGGACCATAAGTCTCTGAGCCTATGCGCTGAGTAAAAATATCCTCTCCGCGCTTGTGTTGCCATTTGACTGTGGTAGGGTTTAATATTTGTAACCCAGTGAATACGTTACCGACATAACGCTTTAACGCATATGCTGCACCAGTCAATAATAATCCTAACTCTAATTGATAGATGACGCTTTGGAGATCAGGTTCAAGCGGCCACTCCACTTCCTCCTGTCCGCGAAACACTACAAATGGAACACTCGATAAACTGCTGGCACGTAATGAGACAGCCCGATACAAAAGCGGTACGGATGCCCATGCGTCTATAGCACTGTCAGCCGATTTGTCTGTTGTTGTGCCAAAATTTTCTGCCCATGCAGGAAGACCTACAATGGCTTTGATTGAGTCTCGGTCTAGTATTGTTTTTGTTTTGAAGTCGGTCATATTTTATCCTCAGGCGTGCATCAATATTATCGGCTGGGCATCCTCTCTCGCGCTCCATGCCAACGCTAAAGCCATAACAAGATCATCATGTATCCCAGAACCATCTGGCGCGCTATATCGTACAGCTCCGCTAGGTAGGCGCTTACTCTCAAACGCTTGTAACTCCCCGATCAATGTGGGGTCTTGTGGAATGTGGATGTCTCCCCTTTCAAACGCTAAGGAAAGCCCATCGATGATTTTCATCTTGGACGCGTTGGTAGTGACAAACGGCGAAACAGGTAGCCCTTTATTTTGTAATGCTTCCACCATTGGTCCACCCATGCTATTGTACTCGGCTATTATCTCCGTATGAATACCGTAACGTTGCCATAATGCTTCTAGCCGCATAACTTGAGTCTGGTAGTCAATCTCAGTCATGCGGTCGATCTCAACAACAATGCCCGATGACAATTCTACCACAACAAAGGCGGTGGCATCATTCTGGCGACCCCAGTCACATCCGATAACATATTGATCACCTTCGGGCTTCATGCTTCCATTGACTGCTTGCATAACACGCCTGAACACTCCACCAGCATCATCTAAAAATGCGGCTTGATACTCCTGTTGGAATATACGTTCTGGGAGATCCTTTTGTGCGGCTTCTATTTCGGCATCTGGTATATAGGGATTATCACTTGTTGGGTAGCTGAATGATCGCCAATTGTTTTCGTTTGATTGACCGCGCATATATAAATTATAGAACCAATTACGACCTTTAGGAGTGGATATGAATAGCGCGCGCCCGTTGCGATCAGACAAAGCTGGACGCAATGCTTCCATCCATGTACGGTGAGCCATGAAAGAAGCTTCATCCAACACAACGAAATCCAAACCTTCACCACGTAAACTATCAGGATCATCCGCTGATCGACACTGAACACTACCACCGTTAGGAAATGTTATCAGTCGTTCACCATACTTCACTTCTGCCACCTTCATGTCGCCCGCTAAACGTGACAAAGGTCTCCAGCCTACTGCTCCCATCTTGTAGCTCGGGGATACCCACCAAGACCGTCCACCGCCAAATGCTACCTCTAATGCCTCATATACTCCGAGTCTAGTTTTACCCCATCGCCTACCACTTGCAAGTACGCGAAACCTAGCGGTACAGTCGTGTACAATCTTTTGGGTTTTATGCGGTCGGGCTTGTAATTCTATGGACATGGCGTGCGCTGTTTTCTTTTGTATAATGTGCTAACACTTTTTTGGTCGCTTCGTTGCGTGTTCTACCGTACGCTACCCACCAGCCCTCGTTTATGATCGCTATATAGCGATCATCGTGGCGCTTCGTTTTTACTGTCACCATCCCAATTTACTACCAGCTTTATATCTGCACCATCTTTGCCGCTGACTTCGTGACGATCTTTTGGCATCCATCTTTTCGGATGTCTACGTGCTAAAAAGTCGCGTGATGCTTGCCAGCTATCAGGCATGTGGCTTTGCCATTGTGCTACTGCCCTGACTTCTGCCTGAGCTTCTGCCTGCCGTATAGCCTCACGAAAATCACGAAACTTACCCGACTTGGCTTTGTCTCCTTTGATCATCCACTCCCTAAAGACTTTATAACTAACGCCACCAAACCTACATGCAGCTTTATAATAATTGCCTGCTCCGATTGCTTGCACGATCTTTGTTTGTGTCTCTGGTGTTAATTTACTTTTTCTGCCCAGTGCCATAATCTTTTACCAGTTGCTTTATCTTTTTGCTTTTAATTTTGTCTGATACTTGCACCAATTTCATCCCATACTCATTGGGGTTGGTGTCAATGATAACATCTTTTTTCTTTATTAATGGTGTATCGAACCTTTTCCAGCTATCATAGATTACATGCTGCGGACGTTTGAACCTGCGATTGGTGCGCACTACACGCGGCCATAATCGTTCTAGACTGCGTGCCATTTTCAATCTGCCATCACCATAATATAATTCATCGGTATTACCTCCCGATACTGTCATGGTGGTCTCCTTATCTACCATAAAAGCATTGATCAACATTGTACACCAGCCGTCCGCTAATACCTGCAAACAAATATCGGCATCCTCATTGTATCTACCGCGCCACTTGTGCTTTATACTGTTCAATACTAACGAGCAAGAATAAACGCGCGCATTCAACAAGAACGGTGGCAAACCACTAACTACTAGCCACCTATAATTAAGTCCTGCTATTGCCACGTTTTCATAACGATCAACAAAATCCTCCGCAGCCCTGAACGCTATATCCGCATTACAGCGTAACCGTTTACCTTTCCACATCCGATAAGTATCGCGTATGTTGTCATCTAATTGCCAATGTCGTAAATGTCCATTATTTGTTGCATGATCTTTTATCCAGTTACGTGCAGGTATGACCGACCCTTGATTGTTGAAAGGTAAAACCAACAAACACTTCTCCCCAAGCTGTTTGGCATATGTATCATATTCCTGTTTCTCAATCACTAAATGAAATGGTACGTTATCTTTATTTAATGCCAGTGCGGTCGTACAATGTTCGGCACGCCCCTTGCTAGGAATATAGATGGGGTATCTAGGTAGTTTGGTCATTGTTTGATTTTGATCAAAGGCTGGTCAAATTTTTTCCACACTTTGTTAATATTATAATTGGGCTTGCCATGACTTCGTGCCAACGATCCAATATACGGAGACCAGCGCCTTTGTAATTCCCTTGCCCTTTGTATTCGCCCATCATCGCTATAAATATCCGTATTGCCGCCTTTTGTTGTCCCTGATGAAACTGTCATAAATTGAAACATCTGGAACAAAATAGTACACCAATTATTGGACAAGACTTGCAATGAAAAGTCGGTGTCCTCTCCGTGTGTTCCTCTCCACCAAAATCGCGTGTTGTTAGTAACAATGACGCAGGTATATACCTGTTTGTTTATTTTGAATGGAGCACTTACACTATTGCCATAGCCAT